ATTATGGCGTTTCTTGATGAAGTAGAAAAAGAACCAGAATTACACGGTAAGTTTATTATTTCTATTGACTCTCTCGGCAATTTAGCATCGGAGAAAGAAATTAACGATGCTGGTGCTAATAAAGGCGCCATGGATATGGGGCTTAGAGCTAAACAGCTTAAATCCATGATGCGAATAATTACTTACAAAGCAGCTGTAACTGGTACAACTGTAATTGCTAGTAATCATACGTACGCTGACCCTGGTGCACTCCATCCTACCTTAGTTAAGCAACAAGCTGGTGGGTCGGGCCCTGTATACATGGCGTCTATCTTAGTACAAATGGCAGCAAAGAAAGAGAGAACAGATGCAGGTAATACAAGTGATGAAGCTCTCACTGAGAGTCGAAATTACTCTGGTGTAACTCTTCGAATGTTAACTGTAAAAAATCGATTTATTCCTGCCTTTTTACAAGGAGAAGCATATCTTAATTTTAAAACCGGTCTAGAAAAATATTCTGGTTTAAAGGATATTGCTGTTTCTCATGGAATTGTACAGCAGAATGGATCTACATATAGTATGGGTGAGAAAAAATTAGGTTATTATAAGAATTGGCGCAATAACGAAGAGACGTGGAGTTCTATATTACCTAAATTAGAATCATCTATAGGCGAAAAATACCGTTACGGAAAGTCCCTTAACGATGTAGCTATATTAGATCAAGAAGATGAGTAAAGCAGTAGTACCTATTTCAGGTGGATTAGATAGTTCAGTAATTTTAAGCATCGCTTCAAAACATCATGATGAAGTATATGCGTTAACTTACAATTACGGACAAAAGCATAAAAAAGAAATTTTGTATGCAGGACTTCAAATAGATGAATATGATAATATCGAAGAACATAAGATAATAGATATTAGTTTCTTTAAAGATATTGCACCTACGTCATCCCTTACAAATGACAATATTAAAGTAGCGCATGCGCGAGATGTACTTGGAGATGCTCAAACAGTTAACTATGTACCTTTTCGTAATATGATGATGTTATCTATTGCGAGTTCATATGCAGAAGCTGTAGGAGCTGATACAGTATATCATGGGTCAGCTCTAGTTGATAGTCAAGCTGGTTATTGGGATGGTAGTAAAGAGTTTTTAAATGAAATTAATAACGTAACAAGTCTTAATCGAAAAAATACTATTAAGATAGAAGCACCGTTAATTGAGTTATCTAAAAAACAAATTATAACTTTAGGTTTAGATAATGGTGTTAAATTTAAAGACACGTGGACCTGTTATGAGGGTAATGACAAAGCATGTGGTTATTGTACTGCGTGTAGCTCTCGTATACAAGGATTTTTGCAAAATAAACTTATAGATCCAATCGAATATCAACGTGAAGATATTCCTTGGAAAAAAAATTAAAAATATAATTATGTGTGGAATTTTTGGATCAAATAATATTGAAACATTTAGGGAACTTTGTAAGATAAACTCTTCGCGCGGTAATTTTGTACGTAGTGTAACGTATTTATTTCCTGAAGGTCTAGAGAGTAAAACTCTTGTAAAAACAACGCACGAGACGGACTTTGATAAACCAATAACTGAAAACCCTTTTTGTGTTTACTATCTAGGTCATGTACAATCTCCGACTTCTAAGGTAAGAGAATTTGCAAAAAAAACGTCTCATCCTTTTTCTTCAAATGGAAAGTATTTAGCTCATAATGGGGTGTTACAAAACGATAGAGAGTTAATCATAAATAGAAAACTAAAAAACTATAATGATGTAGATAGTAGTATTATTTTACCTCTTATAGAAGATGTTGGTTTTAAGGAAGCTATTGAATCATTAGAAGGTACTTTTGGTTGTTGGTATTATGATAGTAAAAAGGGTAGTTTGCGTATATTTAGATCTGGTAGTACATTATATTACAAAGGGGAATATTGTGATGGTTGTTTTAGTTCAGCGGCTTTACCAGGATATAAATATATAGACGAAGGTATTGTATTAGAATATAACTTTACTTCTAGATCTTTTGTAGAAGTAGATAAATTTAAACTTAATATGACACCATTCTTTTTATGAAAACTTTAATAGCAACTGCTACTAAACATAATAAGATTGATTTTAAAAATACACGACTGTCTAAAAGTTTAAAAAGTCATAAAAAAAGTCAATCTATTGTATCTTATGAACTACAACCTACCTACGAAAACACGTACGGGTTGTGTAATGTATATAATAGATATCTTACTAAAGAAAATATAAACAAATATGACTGTATATTATTTGTTCATGATGATATACACATTGATAGTATAAATTTTCTTACATGTATAAGAGATCAGTTTAAACTAGGTTATGATGTAGTTGGTCTTGCAGGAGGTAGTAAGCTACAAATTAAGAAACCATGTTTATGGCATTTAATGTGTAAGCAAGATACTTACTCAGGGGTAGTAGGTCATTATAAAAATAAAAATGAATACTATCAAACTATATTCGGACCGACTCCGAAAGAAGTTATTTTATTAGATGGGTTATTTATGGCAGTAAAGACTAAATCTATTGCTTTAAATAACATACAATTTGATGAAAATATAAAAGGGTTTCATCATTACGATCTAAAATTTTGTTTAGATTGTCATCTAGCAGGAATGAGATTAACTACTGCACCAATACAGGTCATTCACGACTCCCCTGGCTTAACTGAATTCACAGAAGAATTTGCAAAATCAGAGGACTACCTATATAATGTCCTCGTTAAACATGCTAACAAGCGAAAGTAATTACCTAGATATAGATCTCGATTATTTAGAGCGTATTGTCTTTAAGAACTGTCTTGAAGATGAAATATACTTAAACTCTATTATTGATAATCTAAATTATAAATTTTTTAAGAATAAAGACTTTCAACAGATAGTAAAAATAATTCAAGCTCTATATAAAAAGAATAAATGCAGACCTACAAAGACAGAATTAGAATTATATCTAAATACTGATGAATTAAAAGAACATTATGAAAAAGCAAAAGTAATAATTAATGATATTGACTCAGATTTATCTGATGAACTTACATATAATTACACAGAAAAGTTCTTACAAGAGCAAGCAGTGTTTACTACTTTCCTTGATATTGTTGATAGTAAAGAACGCGATGTAAAAACCATACATGAAAAATTTAATAAAGCTTGTAATATATCTATAACAACTAATGTAGGGCATGATTATTTTGAAAATTTAGATAAGCATATTACTGACCTTACTACAAGACAGAATACAATAAAAACTTCTTGGGACTGGTTAGATGAAAGATTAGATGGTGGTTTTTTAGAAGATGGTAGAGCAATGTATGTTTTTGCAGGACCTACTAATGTAGGTAAGTCTATATTTCTTAGTAATATAGCAACAAATGCTGCAGAAGCTGGCAAAAAGGTATTAGTTGTTTCCTTAGAAATGTCAGAAATGATTTATAGTAAGCGTATTACATCTAAGCTTACTAATTTACCTATTAATCGTCTGCAAGATCATGTTGATACTTTAAAAGAGAAAGTTAATACATTTAAGGCATTGCGCCCTAATAGTAAAATGTTAATTAAAGAGTTTCCTCCTAACTCTATTACACCACCACAATTAGAAGCTTTTATTAAAAAATTAGGTAATAAAGGATTTAAGCCTGATATTATTGTATTAGATTATCTTAACTTAATGGCTGCGACATATGGAAATAATTCCTATGAACGTATTAAGAGTATATCAGAGCAAGTTAGAGCTATGTCCTATACATTTGAATGTCCAGTAATATCTGCGACTCAGGTTAATAGAACAGGATATGGTAATAATGACGCAGGAGGTCCTGGATTAGAATCTATTGGAGAAAGTTATGGTCTTGGAGCTACCGCTGACGCTATTGTAAGTATATGGCGTACAGAACAAGACGAAGAAGATAATGCTTTACATATTGGTATTATAAAAAATAGATTTGGCTCTAATACTGGTACTAATAGAATGAGTATTGATTACACTACCCTAACGTTAGAAGAAAATAATGATTTAAATGTTAATGACGACATTGACGCTGCGGAAAACGATGCTGTACAATTTGGAAGAGAGGTGTAAATATTATTAATGGTTAAAGATGAAATAATCTTTACAGACATGGATCTTGATGGTTCATGTAGTTATCTTATACACTCATGGGCTAAACAAAAAAAGCCTAAAGTTATTACTCTTAAAGTTAGTAATTTAAGAGAGAAGTTTTTAAGTTGGTTAAATCATCACAAACTTGAAGATTATAAACAGGTATACTTTTTTGACTTAGACACAACTGACATTATAGATTTAATTGATAAGAAAAATGTATGCGTATTTGATCATCACAAAACTCATAAAGAAGAAATTTACAAGAACGCAGAATATTATATAGATCATAAAGCTGAATCGTGCAGTAAGATTTTATATAAACATTACAATACAATAGGATTATTAGGTAATCTTACTGTAGAACAAAAACATCTTATAGCCTTAGTAAATGATTATGATTGTTATCAATTAAAATTTCCAGAAAGTAATAAACTTAATTTCTTATTTTGGTATAAAAACGGTAACAAATTACAAAATTTTATTAATGATTTTGAACACGGTTTTCACGGATTTACAAATGAACAAAATAAAATTATAAGTTATCATTTTTATAAATTTAAAAAATTGACTGAAAGTTTACAATTGTTTACATGCGACGTACCGGTGAGTAAAAAGAAATATACATTTGTAAGCGCGTTTGCAGATCAATATATTAACGATGTAGCGCAGTATGTAATTGATAATTCTAATTGTGATGTTTGTATGTTAATAAACTTAAACAACAAGCGCGTATATTTTCGTAAAAATAAAAATGTAGATTTAGATTTAGGTAAGTTCGCCAAGAAAATATGTAATGGTGGAGGCCATGAGTATGCAGCTGGTGGAGAACTTAATGATATAATATTAACCCTTAGCAAAGACTTTACACCAATTGACAGATAATCCTTATACATTATTAGAACAAAAAGATTTAACTCATAAGTTTTTGAGTTTATGTAGTTTTGTATCTATTTGTGAAAATAAGAAAATTAATCTTGCAAATGTTTTTTTATTAATTCTAAAAGAAAAAAAATATAGAACATTGTTTAGAGATATACTAATATTAGAAAGTAACTTTGATTTAGTAAAGTTATTTTTAAAACATGACCCATATTTATATAAAAGTAAATACATCACAAAATATCTCAAAAACAATTCTATATCTTTATGAGTGAATTATCTATTTACGAACAAAACATTTACAATACCTTTCTTAAAGTTTCAAGAGCTGGTAAGGGGTTTCGTTAT